TTAGGTGCAGCTGTTGGGGCTGTATAATCGTAATTTGATTCTGAAATCGTATCATAACTCTTTAATTGTAATAGCAAACCATAAATCTAACTCTGTAGCATTATCTAAACGTTTTAAACATAATGTAAGCATTTTTCCATCAATTCCACCAGTTAACGGTTTATCAATTTCGTCTCCTTGTACATTTTTACCGATAATAAGTCCACTATGGCGCATAATTGTTCCATTTGGTATGGTAAATGTATTACCTACATTAGTAGAATATTGATCTTGATAAATGCGATACTGTGCATATGAACTTGAATTAATATTAGTCCAACCTGGAATAGTTGCTCCACTAATAGTTAAGTCTCCCTCATACCATTCATACATAATAGTGCTTTGAGCAGCATTATTATTCCCAAGTTCATATTCAATAATTTTCATTAAATTATTAGAACTAGTTCCAGTCGGATTAATTCGAATACTAATCATAGGTCTCATCGTGTCATCCATAACCCAACCACGATGAGATGCTAACGCATGATTATTTATTGAATGTAATTCACCTACATCACCGCTTATAGTAACTGGTATAGGATTACCTATATCATTTTTTATTTCTTGTTCACTATTAAAAAGATATGTCATTAAATTATTCTCCATCCTGCTCTATAAAGCATATGAATGCCTCCATTGTTAATTGCTAATATAGCTCCATTAGCATCATTATCTACGTTTCCAGCTAATATAATTGGATGCACAGAACAATTTCCGCTTTCATCTTTAATTATTACTTCTTGTCCAGGTGTTCCAACTGGTAATGTTATTGTTATTTGCGTAATTAACACCAACATACCAGTCATTTGCAGTTACTGTATATACAGAATCTGAGATTACTATAGTCGAACGAACTGAGATTAATTGAACAAATTCAAAATTTTCAGAAGCGCCATTATATCGTAAAAATCTTCCATCTTGTATAGTTTTAGCATTAACATCATCTAAAAATCTAAGATTTACTTCACCGCCACCTGGACCTGCCATTGAAATTTTAGATAACCAATTCTCCATATATTGAAGTTTATCAGTTATTGCTTTTATCTCAGGAGGTACTTTTGGGTTTTTTGGTTGATTAAATAAATCAACATTTGTTTTAAATAATTTATCATAATTAGCGCCATCAGTTAAATCTATTTGTTTTGGCGCTTCAACAATTACTTCTGTAGAAATTTCTTGCTCTTGTTGTTCTTCTATAGATATTTCATCAATAATATCAAGTTCTTCGATAACTGAATCAATAATTTCTTCAACAAATTCTTCTTCTGGTTTTATTGTAATTTTTTTAGGCGAAAATAATGATATAAATTCTTCTTCTTGAAGTTTGTCTTTTATTTCTTCTTCTTTTTTCTTTTCTATTTCTGTTTCTAATAAAGAAAATAATGAAGAAGTATCTTTAATTTTTTCAAATAAAAATGAAGGATCTACTTTGGTAATAGTTTTTTTAGGAGTTTCTACTTGAACAGGAGGAGTTTCATCAACAATTTTTGTTGTTTCCAACATTGTTGTAAACTCATTTGTTTTAATTTTTTCTGTTAAAGAAGAAATATCTATTTTTTTAATAGTTTTTAGCGGACGTGATGAAGTTTCTGTAGGTTCAATTAAAGGTTCTTGGTTTAGATCATTTTGAATAGCATGAGATTCTTTTTGCGTAACTTTTGTTGTTTCTAAAAGGGAAGAAAATGGATTTTCTTTTATTTTATCTGACAAATTTTCGATTACATGATTCCCTATCTTATTCTCAGATTCTTTTTTTGCTTCAGAAATAAGGTTTAAAAAATCGTTTAATTCAGTCATTGACGGGTATCCAAATATACATTTATAATATTTAGGTAATGAGAAAGGGGGAGCCGAAGCTCCCCCTATATTTTATTGTACAAATATTACCAATGATCAACACCAGTAATTGAAATCTTTAAATCACCTGTAGTTCCATTAATTTCTACATTAGGAATAACTATATCAGTTATTTTACCAATTCCGCTGCTTGAATCAACGGTAATTTCAAGGCTTTCAGCTTCTGGAAATTTTGTTAATACTTTAGCGATATCTGCTAATTCGCTGCGATATAATGTTACTTTACTTTCACTCATTTAAATAATTCCTTTCTTAAAATATTATTAGAATATTTCGCAACTAAAAATAATACATATTTTTTATATTGATCAGATAAGAATGCTTCGTGGTATGTTAAATCGCAAAGAATTTTAAAAACGATGTCATTACGATCAAAACCTTTCTGTAATAATAATTCTTTCGGTTCTCTTGATTCTACAGCACAACGAGCAAGTTCTTTGTTAAACTTATCTTTTGGATGCTTAAATGCGACCGCCCAGTCGACCTTAGCCTCTCCATCGGAATATTTGGTAATAGTTGTAGCTATCGTTAAACATAAATCGGTTAAAGGGCCACCTGAACCCAATTTAGCGCCATTTAAATACTGATAATTTTTATTCATAGTTACCGCAGAATTGGTTTCCACTAATTCCAATGAACTTAACGGATACCCTAACCGACATCCAGAAAATTCCGCAAAATAAACGCCCTCTTGAGAAATGTCATTAATAGTAAAAACCAATCCAGTGTTAATTTGTATATCCATTTCAGGCAACCACGTATTCTTCCATCCATTTTCCAGTTCAATTTTCCGAACAACCCGAACTTTATCGCCAATTTTAAATTTACTCATAGTTTCTTCCTCAAATTTCAAAAAGTATATAACTATTATAATGCATTTGTTTAAATAAGTCAAGCATTTGTTTAACTAAATATATAGATATAACACGCAAAAAGGAAATTACTATGTTAGGATTTAAATCGTTCTTAACTGAAGCAAAAGATAACAACGCAGGAGAAACTGCTAATACAAATGGCGTTAGGCACGAATTAATGACACTAGGTGTTATGAATCATATAGCAAAGCATCATGGAGCAATAAAACGTAAATCCGGCAAAGAATATCCGAATTTACTTAAAATGAATCATGACGAGTTACATAAGTTCTATCACAAAAACGTTGCCACAGGCGATTTTAATGAAGAAATGCCTGAACATTTTAGGGATAAAGATGGACAAAGACCTGACCAAGTCTTCCATAAACATAATCATAAAATAGAGCATGATGAATTATTTAACCATTTTAAAAATTCAGTAGAACACGTTAATAAATTACACCATCACCTAAAAGAACAAGGGCTAAGTCCGGAAACTCTGCATAATATTTCATGGACATCAAAAGACGGTGATGCTAATGACTTTATGAAAAAACATGGCGATAATAAAAATCGGCAACAAAACAAAGATGGCGACGATTTTGATGGAATGGCATCAATTAAAGATAAAGACGGAAATATAAAACACGTTGGTATTTCAATGAAATGGGGTTCCAAAAAAGGAGCAAAACCTACATTAAAAAATAATACTAATAATTCTGTGTTTGGCGAAGGAAATAGAGGGGAATTATCTCCGGAATACCAAGATATAGCCGACAAATTCCATAACAATTCAGCAAAACATATAGATAATTTCGTTGATACAGTACAAACACATTATAAGCACAAAACTGATGCAGCGAGAGGAAGAGAATATAGAGAACATGATGACGCGGAAAACGCAAAACCTGGATCTTCTTCCCCGCAAGTTCAGAAAAAACTTAAATCGGTTGAAAATGCCAATTTAGAACGAAATTCTAATACAGCTAAAGAATTGCACGGAGCTTTGTCGGAAATTAACGACAAAGAAAAACAAAAAGGGTCAACAAAAGAAATTTCAAATTATATTAGAAGAAAAGCATCTATATCATCTCCTGACGTTGTTCCTATTAGATCTTCTATGACGATTAACCCAAAAAATAATCAAGCAGATAGTCATCATTTTGAAGACCACTCAACACATTTGAATAACATATTAGGAAATACACACCATTTTAATGTTTCAAATAGCGGCGGAATGGTGCATATTGATGCACATAATAAAGATGGTAAACATTTATATAGATTTAGTCAATGGTCTAAAGCTGGTTCTAGGAAAATAGATAAAACCACTAAAGTATTATCCAATCAATCTGGAGCAGATTCTTCTAAAGATGAAAATCCTTTACCAAAACAAATAAAAGAAATTAAACCAAAAAAAATTAAAAAGGAAATAAAAGTGAATTCAACACAAAATAACCCACATTGGGATGAAAAAGCTATTGGCGAAATGTTAGATAACGTCATGGGTAACGATTTAGTCGAATCAACTGATACATTTAAATCGGTGTTATCAAATAAAATTGCAGCTAAATTATTAGAAGCTAAAAAAGGAATATATTCTGAACGATATGACAAAAATTTAGATAAAAATCATAATGGCAAAATCGATTCTTACGATTTTAAAAAATTAAGAGCTAAGAAAAATTTAGATAAAAAATAACTAATATATAAATAATAATTAATTAACCGTAAAAGGAAATACAAAAATGAGTGATTTATACACCGATCCAGATGATTTTGAACTTACCGAAGATGACTTCGAGGAAGAAAAATTAGAAGAAGCATATAAAAAATATCGCGCAAAATCTAAAACTTGTCATTCTGAACAAGAAAATGATAATATGCAAACAACAAAAGAATCGATCCGAGATATGATCGGAACAATTCTTTCCGGTAATCTAGTTGAATCTTCACAATCATTCTCTGACATTATCTCTGCTAAAATTGCTGTTAAGTTAGAAGAATCTAAAATTGGCGTTGCGAAAAGAGTTTTCGGTCTTCAAGAATCTCATGATGATGATGATCATGATGATGATGATAATGATGATTACAGCAAAACCATTAGTAAAATGAAAAAACCAAAAGAAGATGATTACAAAGATGAAAAACATGATGAAGTAGATGACGAATCATTTAGTAAATCTCTTCATGGAAAACTAAAAACAGCTGAAGATATCGATGACAATCCATTATCTGATGATGAAAAAGAAAATCCAAATGACAAAAGAGTTCAAGCTGGATTAGCGGCTCGTGCAGCTAAAGGTGAAATGTCAAAACCAAATGCTCATAGAGATATTAATTTAAAACAAGGTTCTGTTACATTACAAGATGGTGATGCAAAAAGAATTAATGGCTTTATGGATGGACTAAAACCTCTAAAAAGACAAGAAGTTTTGACTCATATGCAAAAATCACCTAAACATTTTGATGCAGTTCACGATGTTATTAAAAAATTCCCAGCTCCAAAACAAAATACATCAATCTATGAAGATCCAAGAGTTAAAAAATCTTAATAAATGTTAGGGGAGAAATCCCCTTTTCAGGAAAAATAAATGAAAAGTTTTAGTAAATTTCGCGAATTGCATGAAGGTAAAGTAAAAGATGTTCAGCAAACAATTAAATACCATATTGGTCCAATTTTTGCTTCTGGAGCTGCTCCTGTTGAACAAAAACACATCAAAAAAGCAGTTGATGCTGTGGTAAAAGATCATAAAATGACGCCGGACGCGGCGAGAAAGATGGTATATTCTTATTGTAGAGTCCCAACTTTTTAAAAAATCAAATAAAAAGGAGCTTTTTGTTCCTTTTTTATTCTTCATCTTTATATGCAGTTTCAACTAAAAGATATGTAAGGATAACAGAGAATGCAGCAATCCAAAATGTAATCATAGTCCATCCTCAAGTAAACCAATTGTAAATCCCATAAGCATCAATTACACAGAAGAACAAATACCGCAGCTTTAATGATGTTATATTTTTATTTTTTGCATTTATTAAACATAAAGCATGCCCGATAAGAAAAAATATAAATGCATATTTCGTATATGGGGCGACATTCGTTGCAATTAAAGATCCAGCAACAAGAAAATTTACAGTTCCAATCCAATTTAACATAAAATCCTATAATAATTAATCTATATTTATTTAGTTTGTATATATAGAAGTAAAAAGCTAGAGAAAATCATGAATAAAATACTAATAGATAAAATAATAGCATATATTAAAGAACCGCGAACCCTAGAAGGCGAATATAATAAATTATTTTATATTTATAACCGATTAAGAGAACCGAGTAGTCATGCTGCATTAGCTGCGGTATTTGCGGTATTTGGAACTAATATATCAGATCAAATGTGGAATAATGTAATGAACGGGTTATCTGCTGGATTTGCGTTAGCAGGCATATTTCTAAAAGAAAATAAGAAAGGAGAATAATATGAATTTTATGGGCAAAATAAAACAAGCATTTGTTGAATTAGGTAAAGTAGCTCCAACCCTAACGGCAGTGGCAACAACAGTAGAAGTTGCAACAGGTCATGCAGATTTAATGGCATTAACCCAAAAAGCAGGTAATGCAGCGACAAAAGTTGGCGAGGAAGTAAATACTTCAGGAAATTTAGTTGGTGCAGTATCAGAACAAATATCTACAGTTGCGGCATCTGAAGGCGAAGCTAAAATTGCAGATGTAGCAGGTAAAGTTTCAAAAGTGGCAAAAACAATTAAAAAGTAATAAAACAAAAAAAGCCAGAAGTATTGCGCTTCTGGCTTTAATTTAATGATTATTTATGTTTTGCGCCACACACGGTGCAAGTATAACCTTTCTTTTGATCTTCATTCATAACTCGCATATTTTTACCATAAGTTGCATCTTGATATTCAGCAGCTTTACCACTTGTGCAAGAACAGCGTTTTATTTCAACAGTTACAGCCATATTAACACCTCACTTTAGTTAAACAACAAATTAATTATACTATGTAAACTTCTATTCGTCAAGCATATTTTTTACCAATTTATGCATCTGCGTATTCAGTATTACCGATTACCATGTTTTTTAAATCGTTATACATTGAATTGGCTAACTCACCTGATGATTTCGTCTTTTTACAAATTGTTCCAAAAAATCCGCTTTCAAGTAAATTTGCGATATAATGATGCGGATTACCAAGAATTGCCTCAAACATATCAGGTTCAACTATATCACCGTCAAGTGTTTCTTTATAAAGTATAATATGATATTTAAAACCCAAATCGTGTTTCTCGATAGGAAGCGCGTTATCTTTATATTTAAACGCAGAAATATCTAGTTGCTCTTCTTCATCTAAGATAAACATAAAACCATCATGTATTTCTTCATCATAAATCTCTTTTAAGTATCTGTCCATAAGAATCCCGTTTTATGTTAATATAGATAGTTATTTTAAATGGCAAATCATGGAATATAGAATAAAACCACCGGAAATTAAACAGATTTATAATAACTTAAAATCTTCGGCCAAAAAGCGAAATATAAATTTCGCGTTAACTGTATCCGAGTTAAATAATATAAGTTTTCCAATATCGTGTCCTGTGTTAAATATACCATTAAAATGGCATAGAAATCAACCACAAGATGATAGTTATAGTTTTGATAGAATTGATAGTTTGAAAGGATACGAAATAGATAATCTAATAATTATATCAGTAAAAGCTAATCGAGCTAAAAATAACTTATCTCAAGAAGAAATATTAAAGTTTTGTAATTACTATAGAAATTAACAGTCGTCACAGTTAATCAAAAACATACATTAAGATAGCAATTGTTGCTATGATTGCAATCATTATTACACCAAATTCATCTGCTGCATTTATGTTTTCCATATTACCTCCGGAATAAAAAAGGAGCAAAAAGCTCCATTTATTTTAACAATTCCACTTTCTTAATGATAATGCTTTGCGAGTTGGCTTACCATTATCATCTTTCATAGGTCCAGGCATTCCACCCATTCTAGCGCAAAAACTTTTACGTCTTTTTGCTGCTTTACTATTTGGTTTTAATTCACTGGGCGGAGTCGTTACTGCAGTTTGCAGTTTGCTTCCAGGATGTTCTTTTCTGTAACTTGCAATGCCTTTAGCATTTAATCCGCCATTTTTATTTTTACCCTCAGATCTACTCCATGCAGCAGTTTCCGATAAGGACAAATTTTCTAAACTCTCATTAGGCACACAATTATTAACTAATTTTCCGCCTTTCATTTTAGTGCCTTCTTTGTGTTTATTTCTCCAACACTTAAAACTTAAAGGACTTTTTTCATTTATATCTTCCATTATTATTTCCCCCGAAATTAAATTACGCTAATTATATTTATAATAATGGAAGATATATAGTTGGTTTACGTCAAAACTCATCAATGCATTCCAATAATTTAATTAGCTTCTTTTCAATAAAATACTTCATTAATTGTTGTTTTGAACCATTACGAGGGGCTTCATACTGGTCAACAATAGCATCCTTAATATCCTGAGGAGTCATCGTTAAATCAATTAATAATTTATTTCTTTGAATATTTCGGTAATTTTCAATATCTGGATTATTAAAATCTTCAGTTAACATAACAGCTTTTTTCTTAGCTGTTAACGGTTTCTGACGAATACCCGCAACAAATACATCATCATTAGATAATACCGATGGAATACCATCTCCAGCATCACCAGTTAAAATCTTTTCTTTTAATTCTAATTGGGGGTTTTCAGATTTAACGTAAATACCTAGCATTGGGTTATACTGTTTAACATTAGAATACTGATGTAATTGTTTAAAATCGCCATCAGAACTAATTATAATTACAGGTTCGTGTGCACTAATTCTTGGAACTAATGTACCAATTACATCATCAGCTTCAGCTCTGTCAACATGCACGACTTTATACGGGAATACAGTTTTTAAATCTTCCCGAACTTCATCAAGCACTTCAAAAATAACAGTCCAGTCCAATTTAGATGCTTCTCGTGCTTTTTTTCTTCCTGCTTTATAGAATGGAAATACTTCTTTTCTCCAGTATTTTCTAGAATCGCAGCAAATAATTACATCACCATATTCTTTTTTAAATTTATGTATATGAGATCTAATCGAGTTTAAAACTAAATGCCGACATAAATCTTTACTTAAAACATTAATTCTATTTGATGCAACTTGAGATTGCAATCCACTAATCACAACTTGATTAAAATCAATAAGCACGGCCATTATCATTTTCCTTTGGGTTAATTTATAAATATATTATACCATACATATATTAAAAAGTCAAGCATTATTTCAAGGACCCCCATATGATAAGATTTAAACATTTCATTTCTTTATTTGAAGCTAAGATAGACGACTATAAAACTCAAGAAACAGATATCGCAACTAAACACGATCCCGAAGCTAAACATAAATCTGCTGCGGATATTATCGATCATTTCCATAAACATACTCCTAATGGAAACGTCCAACATACCCGTTGGATGATTGACCGTTATAAAAAAGGTGAAATGAAACAAGAAGATGCCCCCGATATGAAAGATACGTTGACTAATTTCGAGAAATATAAACATAATCTTCCGAAGAAAAAAGTTGAACAATACAAATCGGTTTCTGAATTAAAAACAGCTATTCATCCATTCAAAGAAAAAGATGAAAAAGTAAAATTTATAAATCAAGATAAAATTAATAACGGTTCTACTGTTATTCATAACAGTCCAAATGCCACAGCATATCATGTTCATACAACAGAAGCAGCTCAAGAATTAGGTAAATCAACGAAAGGAGAGAAACTTGGGTGGTGTACTTCTCACCAAGATGCGCATCAAAATATGTTTAATCATTATAATGATGAGTCTGAAGGCAATTTCCATATCTTGCATATGCATAAAGAAGAATTCCCGTATCGTAGAATTGGCGGAGTTGGGGTAGAAGGGCAATTCCAAGATGAAAATAATAAAACAATTGAAGGCGATAGATTAGAAGATTTCGTTCATAGAAACCCAGAAGTAAAGAAAATTGCTCCAGTTAAAAGAGCATATGATGACCATGTTTCAATTAAAAAATTAGACTCGCCAACAGCATCTAAAAAAGATATTGATGATGGATTACATTCGGAAAATTGGGAAGTAAGAAATAAAGCAATAAAACATCCAAATGTTGATGAAGATCATTTACATACAGCATTAGATGATAAATTTGGTAATATAAAAAATAATGCAATTACGCATCCAAAAATAAACTCAAGTCACATTGATAAAGTATTAACGAATACTGATAATCGTAGCGTAACAACTAGAGAACTTGCATTAACTCGCCCTAAAGCTGTAACTGAAAAACATTTAGATAAAGCAATAAATGATCCCCAGTCATTAGTACGAAAAGTCGTTGCTGCGCATCCATTAGCAACTAAGAAACATTTACAAAAATTAGCAAATGATGATGCACAAACCGTAAGTTCAATTGCGAAAGAAAGATTAAATAAAATGTAATAAAAAGGGGAGTTTCAGCTTCCCTTTTTTAGTTTACCCGAATAATAATTCCGAAACGGACTTAATTTGAACTCCGTTCTCAGTAACCACTCCATTTACCACCTTACCCGTAGATAAAGTACAAACAATGGTATCATTATTAATTGTTTCGTTAATCATTACTGTAGAAAATCTACCCTGTAATTCTGACATCTCTTTTGGCGTTAAATTTACACTCATATTTGCCCCAATTCTCTTGTATATAACACAATATTTGTTGTTTGTTCCAATTCAACCTTCTGGTCAATTAAAGATTTAACCTTTTCCTCTAACTCAACAATTCTATCGCCAGTTAAATTCCAAATTTTCATATCTAATAATTTACTATCAAAGTTATTTTCCTCTAAAATATTAAGTAACTCAACTTTAGAAGTATTTTTAAATTCAGTAACGTTATCTAGATAAAAATAAATAAATCTTACTCGCTCATTTAAATCAACGATATCTTTATTAAGAATTTCAATTAATTTATTGATTCGATCTGTATATTTATCTAATCTCCAGTCAATAAAATAATCAATAATTTCATTAACCGATCCAAATTTTCTTAATTTACCAGTAGGCAACCAACAGGTTAAATTCTCTGTTACTGTTGTAACTAACTTTAGTTTCTCAAGAATAGTATCATCTTCCATTGAATTGAGGATTCCGCGCTGATAAAATACATCAATATCAAATCCTTCTTCCGTTGAATTATCCTCATAATCTTTAATAGAAGTATTTTCTAATAATTTATTTAGGTGTTTTTTAATATCATCAAGATACATTCCTACAGGTAATTCAGTAATCTTTACCTGAGTAGCATTAATTCTCGAGATACAACCCCTGATTTGATACTTATTATTATCAAGTCTAGTTACGATACCGTTAAATCCACGAAAATACGGTAATAATTGAAATTTCTTAGATCCTCCAGAAAGTTTCGTCTTAATATACTTTGCAAGTTCCTTTGGATCCCTTGAGAGGATCGTAGAAGCAAAACCCGTCCCTATGCCTAGTGAACCATTTAACAAGACTCCAGGGAGGATTGGAACGAAAAAATTAGGCTCTATTTTAAAGTCATCCTCGAATAAATGTTCAAGGATAATATCATCTTCTTTACGGAAATATAATCTAAAATTTTTCGATAACTTGGTAAAAATATAACGAGCTGCAGCTGGAACAGGCGATAATCTAGAACCGAACTGACCAATTGGAGAAAGTAAATTTAAATTATTTGAGCCAGTAAAGTCTTGAGCTAGATTACAGATAACGCCAGCAATACCTTGTTCTCCATGATGATAATGTGTAGTATGGGCAACCATACTTGCTAACTGAGCTACTTTCATTTCTTCTGTTACATTTTTTATTAAACAAGTATAAATCACCTTTCGTTGAGTTGTTTTTAACCCATCAATTAAGTTTACAATTGACCGTTCATTATCATAATTTGCATAGCATTTATATTGAGTATCAAAAAAATGGTCTATAGTAAGTTCTTTCATTAAAAATTCCTAATTTCCTAATTTCCTAATTATTTTCTATTATATTATCTATGTTTTTAACAAACCACCCTTTGTAATTTTTACATTTACCTAGAGCAACTTGATGCATATTATCCTTCAATTCCTAACCATTCTTTGCGTTTGTCAGCACTTCCAGATTCCTTAGAAAATTGTAATGTGAAAATATCGTCATCACCAACTTCGCTAACAACTTTTTCTAAATTTTTATTAAGATCAGTTAAATATTCGCGCCATTCAACTGAAGAACTAGTTCCTAATCCTTTGTAATATTTTGACTCATATTTTTCATTAACATGTTTTTCTTTCCATTTCTCAAATAATACCAAATCATAAAAAGATAATGTATCTTTTTTATACTTAACCTTGACAATAGGTGTATTTAAAATATGGATCACTCCCAAGGAGAATAATTCCGGCCAAAATTTAAAGAATGCGTTCAATAACAATCCTCGAATACCAAACCCATCTAAATCTTGGTCTGTTGATAATACAATCTTACCAAAACGTATATCTTCAATAGAATTTACCTTAACCCCAAACTGAAGACCGCTAATTGTCATAATATTCTTAAACTCTCTATTTTCAAGAATATCTTTTAATTCCATTGGCATTACATTTACGGGTTTTCCACGTAGTGGAAATGCAGCCATTATCTTTGGATCTCTACCCGACAATAATCCTGAAAGTGCAGAATCTCCTTCAGCAAGAAAAAGCATTGCATCACTACGTTGTTTAGTAGAAGCATCATGGAATTTATCAACTCTTCTTGGATCAGCCTTATCAAGATTTTTATTAGCTTTTCTTAATTCAGCTAATTCAGTTGCCTTTTCTTTGGCTTGAACCCAATCTAAAATTGATTGGATAATCTCAGATTTTAACAAACCTTTAATAAATTTATCGCTAACAGTCCATGAAGTTTTCCATTCAGAAGCAGGACTAATCATATTTTCTTTAGTCTGACTAGAAAATCTAGGACGGTTAACTGTTCCAGAAATAAAAATTCTAAAATGATTTTTAATATCAGATGGTTTTACATCAACTTTATGTTTCTTTTTAAAATGTTCACGCAATTTATTTGTTATTTGATCAACAACATAATTGACATGAGTTCCACCCTGATAGGTTTCTACTGAGTTAATAAACGAAATTTGCTCAAATCCATCAGAATCGGTAATACCAACATTCCAATCTTTACTATTATCAGTAAAATAATTATCTAAATATAATGCAACATAATCGTCAAAAGATCTAAATCTAATTAAATCTCCATTAAAATAAAATTTAATGTTTAGGTTATTGGCTGCTGCATCAATTACTTTTTTCTGAATTCGTAAAATATGGTCTGAATCTAGCCCAGATAATTTAAAAAATTCATAATCTGGAGTAAATGTAATCTTGGTTCCATTCTTAGTAAAATCTTTGATTATAGGTTCGGAACGCTCGCGCATACCATTCCAGAAATCTTGAGTTAATTTTTTCTTACCGTCACAAGATTCAATTTTAAAATTTGTTGATAAAACATTAGTCAATGTACTACCGACACCATTAGTTCCAATCAAAGACTGGTCTTCATCATCATTAAAATTTGAGCCAGCTCTTAGGTTTGAAAATACAGTTTCAGCGATATAAGTTCCAGTCTGTTCATGAAGAACTACTGGGATACCTCTACCGTCATCTTGAACAGAAATTTCGTCAAAAGTTATATCGACTTTAATTTGAGTTAATGTATCTGGCGCTCTTTTTCCTTCATCAATTGAATTATCTAGAATTTCAGAGAAAATTTTAATAAAAGCTGGAATATAAGAAATATCTCGCTTTTCCATTTTTTTTGTGGTGTTGTTTAGCACCCATTCTTGACTAGTTTGAATAGAAGTAGAACCAGCATACATTCCAGTACGTTTTCTAATGTGTTCAATCTCATCAAGAACTTGATAGGTTTGTTGAATGTGTTTTGTCATTAAATTATTAAGTAAGATAGTAATTAAAAATTCGGGGGGCATTGCCCCCTTTTTCATATAACCTTATAAAGTTACATCAGCAGAAATAATATTTTCGATTCTAAATGAACGCCATCCTTCATTTTCTAAGTCCCAAACAGATAATACTTCGGGATTTTCAACTTTAACTTTTGCCCCTTCTTTAATCTCGAATATAGGCAATAACTCTGATTTTAAAGTACATTTCATTGTTCTTTCTGAACCATCAGCTTTTGTAAATACAACAGTTCCAGTTCCATTTTGTAAGTTAGCTTTTAATGTATCTTTATCGATTTTTGTCATAATATAAGTTTCCTAGATTAAATTTTAATATCTTTTTTAGTGAAAATACCGAACATCGCGTCAGCGAAATCTTTAGGGTATACAGGCTTAGAGGTTTTTGCTTGCTCTTTTGGAACGTGTTTAGCTTTGTTACTCATTAAGTAACTCGATCCCCTTTTCTTATGGGTTCGATGTGTTAAGTTCATTTTTCTATTTTCCTGGTAATATTTGGAGCAATTTGAGGCTGCTGGTTAAGGTGGTCCAGAGTCTTAACTAATAATTCTGGGTTTATTGGGGTTATAATTTGTTTAACGGGTTCTTGTTTAGGGATATTACTGTATACATCTTTAATACTGTTTAAAATTGACATTCTTCTTCTTCTTTGTTGGTTGAAAATCATCATACTCTAACTCAGAAAACGAAACTTGATTCGTTTTCTTCGTACTTTGTTTAGTTTTTTTGGAGCGGAATTCGGTGTAATCTTCCATAAGAATATTGCTATGTGTTTTCATCTGTTCTACAATTCTACCAATTTTAAAATAATAATTCCGGATAAACTTCTCTAACAAGATCTTCTGTTAGACCCTCAATTTTCAAATCTTTATTTAACATGTTAAAGAAAATCTCTGCTTCTTTAGGCTCAAAAGATTCTAATAACTGCAATAAAAGAAGATTACGTTTCGCATCTGTTAAAGAATCAGAAGTCGGATCTCCTTTAAGGAACAAATACGCTCGACGTATTTCTGATTCAATTCCAGCATATCTAATTCCTAATAAAGTATCTGGTTTAATATAATCTGTTGGGAATTTATCTTCAACATAAAATTGATAGTTTTTGTTAAATGTATATTTTAATACTTCTTTAAAGTGATAAAGATTATTTTGTTGAAGAATTTCTATCCGTTGTTCTTTGTTAATAGCTAGAGTAAATTCATCTAGAATTTCATGCACGTTTTTAATCATAAATTAATTTTTATTTAAAGTTACTGTTAGAATCAATTACTGACTCCATATGGTTAATTTCCCGAAAGGGGAGATTTGGTTCTACATTTTTATTTATTGTAACTTGAATTTTTGTTTTCGTCAAGCAGTTATTTAACAAATATTAATTAAGCGAAGCAATGTGAGCAAAGCGAACATTTAATTTGATACTAATCTCGCTTTGCTCGATTGATTCCTTCGGAATCAGAATCCAGTTTTTTAGAGTGAGTTTTCTCTACCCCCCATTCATGTATATATGGATATATACACTTAGGTTTTAAAGAAAAACTGCAACTGGTACGGGTGTCAGCTACAAAAACTATTACAACTAGAAACTATCCTATCACAGATAGTCCGCCTATTATTTATGCTCTGATTGGCTGAAAAAGTGTTGTGGCTAAAATCAACATAGGAGACATAAACAACAGACAAAAGAAGACTGCCCTAGACTAATGCGGCATCTTTTATCCAGTTGCCGAGAAGTATCCGATATATACTTCTTCTATTATTAATAGTATCTGCCTCATCTCAGGAACGATAATAATTCTGTCACGTTGAATTTTATCTTTTCAGATCCCCAAAGGATAAGGGTTTCCAATGGGAGGTGGATTGCGATTCCACTTTTTGCTAATAAATTGTAGGGTATTGCCGTGACGTTGGGTTCGGACCCAACTTTAAATAGTATAACTTACAAATTCTATTTAGTCAAACTTTATTTATTTTTTTTCAATTAAATATTTTAGTCGGTTCTTTCATATTTTTTCGGAATATATACTTGCGTTAGTTATTCCTGGAAAACAGGATCTCGACTAAAAATAAAAATGCTTGACTTATTTGTTAGTATATAGTATAATATTATTTTTTAATGGAGTTTTGTTTATGATTATAGTTAAATCGAAAAATCAGTTTGGTGAAGAAATTTTAATAAATACCGCAAAGATTTCCTATGCAGTTCCTTCTTCGGGGGGTATAGAAACGGTTATATTCTTTGATAATGATACTCATATTAATATCTTAGAATCTTTTGCCGATTTTAGAAAAAGGTTTGAAAATCCTACTGTTAAATTTTCTGCCGAGAAAGATGTCGTTTTTACAAATTCTTCCGATGAATTTCCGGAACACTTACCTCGCCTGGCCACAGGGAATGTTGATAAACGAACAAATCAATATAAAGAATGGGTTGCATCGAAAGACGCAGCATAAATAAATAATCATATTATCTCTATTGGAATTAAATTGTGCCAATCTATCCATTAAAAAATACTGAAACTGGCGAAATCTTTGAGAAAATTATGAAGATTGCCGAATATGAAGAATATGTTAAAGATAATCCGCATATTCAAAGATATTATGATTCTGAATGCTCAAAAACAAGTTTCGGGGATCCCATTAGACTGGGAATCCGGAAGCCCCCCGCAGACTTTATGAAAGGTATAATCGGAAGAATGAAAGAATCAATTCCGCAAAATACATTACACGATCGAAAATTTCAAATCCCCCGAGAATTTTAAATATCAATAATATTTTTTAAATTCAGGAAACCATGTAGAAAGATGCCCTTTAGAGTATGTTTTTCTAGAAGATATAATAGAAAGAAACATTTTATGCGATGGATTATCGTTTTTGTTTCTTTCTAATCTTAATCTTTTGCTTTCTTCTGATTGGAAATAGTGTAATCCATTTTCAACTAATTTTTTATTAGTTTTTAGTGTATTAGTTAATGCTTTTTTCTTTATTTCTTTATTTTGAAAAATGTGGTTATTGTCTTCAACTAATTTTTTATTTCTTTTTGAAGTTCTTTCTGCGTTACATTTTATAAAAGAATCATCTTGAAAAGGGTGTAACCCTTGTTCAGATAATTTTAAATTTCTATCTCTATGCAAATCTTTTAATTCCTGTTGCTGCATATGGTGTTCTTTAGCTTCAAGTTTTTCTTTTATCCAAACTTTAGTTGCGGTTTTAGATTCTTCTGATTGAAAATAATGTAAACCTTGTTCTACTTTATTTTTAACTATTAACGCGTTTTCGCGCCTTACTCGATTATATTGAGCAGAAGTTAAAATTCTATTTCCTTTTGAATTTAATTGAAACGCGGCAAATGCGTATTTCATTTTATTGCATTGTTTTTGATTTATTAACATTTTAGTTAATAGCCAATGACAAAGAAAATGTTCTTTTGTCGATAAAAATGTTTTATTTTCTTTTATATTTGGGGTTGTATTGAATAATGCATCTTGTTTAGAGAAAAAACATTTAGGTATTATATGGTGTTCTTCAGAATAACCCAATATTATATTTGCAGTTTTTCTTGATGTTGCTCGTAGTAACGAATTTTCTATTATTGAACAATACCATTTTGTATATTTGTTATTATACGATAATTGTTTAATTAGATTAATATAAGTATTTGTGCTGGGCATTAATGTTCTCCATGAATATTGTAAGGAATGTTTAGGGTAGATGGGAATGAGGGTTCCGCGATCTACACTTATTTATAAATAGATTTAATTAATAAATTTAATATTAAAAATATGATAATTATATTACACCAGAATATTGAGATGTTCTTATATTAACAAAAAAAGAAACCCGTGACCAACTAATATTTGGGAAGCGGGTTTTTCACTTTAATCCAACCGTAAAAGGAATTTATGTTAAAACCTAAAAACAGATCTAAAAAATCAGCAAATAGAGTTTCTGCATTACATTTTGAATTAACTACAATATATCCGATGACAGAAAATCAACAGAAAGTATTTGATTTATATGATGAGGGAAAAAATTTAGTTGTATATGGTAGTGCCGGTTCAGGAAAAAGTTTTTTAAGTTTATATCTTGGTTTAAAAGAAATGCTTGATGAAGCGGCATTTAGTAAAATTATCATCTTGCGTTCCGCTGTTGCAACAAGAGATTTAGGCTTTCTTCCTGGAACTGAACGAGAAAAAATATCTGTTTATGAAGCTCCATATCGAGCAATGATTAATGAATTGTTTGGTCGTGCTGATGCTTATGATATTATGAAACAAAAAGATATTATTGAATTTGAGTCTACGTCATTTTTGAGAGGTTTGACATATGCTAATTGTTTAATTTTTGTAGATGAAATGGAGAATATGACTTTCTCGGAACTCAACACTATTTTTACTCGTATAGGGGAAGGTACGAAAATCATCTTTGCTGGTGATATTAGACAATGCGACCTAAATGAAAGAAAAGAATCTAGCGGTATGAAAGACTTTTTACGAATCATGGAAGAATTAGAGGAATTTGGTTTGGTGGAATTTACAATGGATGATTGCGTGAGATCTCCTTTGGTGAAACATTATCTGCAAGTAAAAGAACAGTTACGATTATAATTATAGGAATAAAATGAATTTTTGTCATGTTGATGTTAAGTTACTTGAATACCCAAAAATTGATGTGGATGGACGACGCCATTACCAAATAGGGCATAAATTAATGCCATCCATAACTAATATATTAGGTTCAACTGCAGATAAAACGCCTCTAGATGATTGGCGAAAACGTATTGGTGCTGCAGAAGCGGATAGAATTACCAACAATTCTTCTAAACGAGGAACAAACCTACACTTAATGTGCGAGGATTATCTTAATAATAGAACTCTATCGTGCAAGATGCCTGACGCATTAGAGATGTTCTACTCAATAAAACCGTTATTACATAAAATCAACAATATCCATTGTCAAGAAGCAACATTATACAGCGATAAATTAAAAATAGCCGGAACTGTTGATTGTATAGCTGAATACGATGGAGTATTATCTGTAATTGATTTTAAGAATTCCCGTAGGGATAAAAAAGAAGAGTGGATTTTTGACTACTTTTTACAGGAGTGTTTTTACGCTTTAGCTTATCAGGAAATGACTGGCAATAAAATTAAACAGATCGTGACAATTGTTGCTGTTGAAGATAGAAAACCTCAAGTCTTCGTTAAAGAAATTAGACCTTATATTAAGCCATTAGTTGATAGAAAACAATTATATTTAAATAAATATTAGATACACATTTATTAAGGATTAATATGAAAACTTTTAAACAATTTATTTTTGAATCAGAAAAACCAAAAGAATACGAAATAATTTCCAATAGTCATGGGGCGCATGCTTCTATTGATGTATTTGCTAAAACTTCATCTAATAAAAAACCAAAAAAAGAATATGAAATAATTTCTAATAGTCATGGGGCACATGCAAGTAAACCAACAAAACTAAAGGAAAATACAGAACACCCCAGTATTAACACGCATTTTTTGCCAAATATTAAATCCGATGAAGATCGTCATTACCATAATTCGACTATGAATAAACATTTAATGGATTTACATGACGCGCATACACATTCGGATAAAGGGGTCGAACACCAACAGACATTTACGAAAGGTTCTAGAAAGATAACGAACGATTTAATTCAGCATCACACAAAAGGTGTTCCGATTCATCATCAAGAATATGTTCATGATTTGGATAAACATGGGTTTTTGCCAGCTAAACACAAATTCGATACTTATTCTGGAGTTGGTTTTAATATTAAAAACGCAGAGCTAGCAGGAAAAAGTAAAGAAGGAAATTCAGTTTATCACCAGCCGACTTATCTATCGTCGTCAATTGATAAACATGTTGCGCATACATTCGCAAAAACTTCAGCATCGAAAAACGATTCTTTAGGTGAACAGCATATATTGCATTGGCATCATCGTGAACACGATCCAGTTGGCATTATCGGTAGCAATAGCGAATATCCAGATGAAAAGGAAATATTAATTCCTAGAACTGACGCCACTAAAGATAGACACCATATTGAACATATGGGAACTGAAATGTATGACAGTTATGGTAATACAGTTCACGTTCATCATGTGAGACGTATTCCTGAATCAGAAATAAAAAGGAATACGAATGAAAACATTTAGGCAATTAAAAGAAGAGTTAATTAAAGTATCTGGACAAAAAGGTTCAAATCCAGGCGGTGTTTATAAAGATACCGAGAAAAATACTGAACATTATATTAAACATCCAGATAACGCAGATCAAGCAAAAACCGAAGTTTTATCTTCTAAACTTCACGAGTTAATGGGAATTCGAACGCTTAAACCCAAATTGGTTAATGTTGAACGAAATAAAACTTCAGTATCAACCGAATTTAATCATAATCTTGAACCCGTTACTTCTGAACATATCCCCCATTTAACAGATGAACATCATAAACAATTGGGTAAAATTTATGCTGCAGGAGTTTTAACCAAAAATTGGGATGCAATGGGAACTGGAATTGAACACGGTCAAGGAAATGTTTCTTTAGATAAAAAGAAAGGTCATCTTGTTTCAACGGACCAAGGCGGGTCTTTTAATTTTAGAGCACAGGGTGGACATAAAGATTATGGACATGATATTGCTGAAAAAGATTCTTTAAGAAATCCTTCTATGTCAGAGGGAGCTAAGTTCTTTAATAAAGCGATGGAGCATCCTGGAGTTAAACAACATGTTGTTACCTCGTTAAAAAGTATGCATCTAGATAAAGTTCATGAGACATTTAAGTCCTCTGGATTAAGTAACTGGGAAGAATTACATAATAATTTTAAAAGTAGACATAAAAAACTGCTTGACAATTTAGAATCTTAGTAGTATAATAAATTTGTGTTAACTTGATTAGGAATTAAATTATGTGGCTATGTACCAATTACGGGTTCTTTAGTATTGTCAAAATAAATCCGTTATATATAAATGGTGGCGATAATGCTGCAAATGAGGCGTTCACCATTAGAGCAAGAAACATTATTCATTTGCAGCACGGGTTTCCAAATAAAAAAGTTTTTCAATACCCTAATTCAGATTATGGATATAGGGTATATTTAACTGTAGAAGAATTAAATGGATTTTTATTAAATGAAGTTCAAAATATAAATTATTCGAACTTTAAAAATTCAGTTAAAGATTCCAAATTACACAAATTTTTTAGCGAGATTTGGTATTTGGGAGTTTCTATTTTATGCGATAAACCTAATAGTTGGAGGCTATAAATACTCCTATATCATTAAGTTTTGAAATTTTTTAACAAAATTAGTAGCTTTTCAGGAAAAGAAAAAGTCCTAATTTCAGAATTAAAAGTATTCCGCTATGTCTGTATTGGATGCTTTTTAAGGAGAAAAACAAAGATGTATTCAATTACGAAAAAGGCGATAATTCTTGCTATTCTAATAATAATATCTAAAGCGAGTTTCGCAGAGTCGTTCGTTGACGAATCAGAAAAAACATGCTTGGCTAAAGTAATTTATCATGAGACCAGAGGAGAACCGTTATCTGGTAAAAAAGGTGTAGCTAAAGTTGTCTTAAATCGAAAATCCGATAAACATTTCCCTAAAACAGTTTGTAGTGTAGTTAATCAAGTTACTGTTCATAAAAAGAGAAAGGTCTGTCAATTTTCATGGGTATGTACCCGACCCAAAGTTAAATGGGGTAGTGCTGAGTGGAAAAATAGTTTAGAACTATCAAATGATATTCTAAGCAATAAGGTTTCTCTTCCAGACTTTGGTTCAAATGTATTATTCTTCAGAAGCATTTACTGTAGAAAAGGGTTTGGAAAAGGTAATTATAGACTAGTGTCAAAACTAGGCAAAACTAACTTTTATACAAAGAAGATGGCTTAATGGAAAACTTTGAAGAAATGCATAAATTCTCGAATATTATTTTTGATAAAGTAAAATCGAGTAGATTGGAGTATCTTGATGCAATTGTATCATACTGCTCAGAAAAAGAATTAGAGATTGATTCTATTATATCGTTAATATCTCCAGCTCTTAAATCTAAAATGGAAGAAGAAGCGATTGGGTTGAGGTTGATAAAAAATTCATCTCCGCGCTTGACTTTTTAAAAGTTTTATAGTATAATTATTGAGTGGTGAATTAAAATGTCGGGATATACAGCTTGTTGCTTATATCGAGCCTTAAAACTTCATTTTACAACAGATTATGATTTCAATAAGTATAAAGGGAAAGTAAAATATTCTTTCGCACAGTTTGAAAAAAATCCGCATAAATATGTGTATGAAAAACTTGCAAAGAAGTTCGGCGATGAGGATCTTAAAAAATTCTTTATCGCCAATTTTTTGCAAAACGAAAATGTTTGGGTGCAAGACTTATTATCGCAGGAAGCACATGAAAATTTCGTAAAATATAATACGAAATCACAGTCTTTATCGTATATGTTTGAAGGTGAGTTAATATCAATTTTCGGTGAAGAAAATCATAAATTGTTATTTAAATCTAAAATAGATGAGCTTCCGTTATTATTAAAAAAGATGTTACGGAATGAAGTTTCATTAGAAACTGTACTAATTATGAATGAATTTTTACATTTTTTACCAAGATGGGAAGAAAATATTAAAGACGATTTCGTATGGCCAAAAGTTAAACTTAAATTGTTTAAATATAGGTCGTTTTTGGTGTATGATAAAAGTAAGTTTAAAAAGGCGTTTATTGAAACTGTCCGAGAATTTACTGAGTGAAATAAAACAAGGAAAGTTATGTACGATTTAATATTTATCGAAAACCAAATAAAATTAAAATTAAAATACATTCTGAATTAAGCGAATATAATAAAATAAATTCTATATTTGTTGATTTAGGTTTTCAAAAAGAAATGAATCGACGTAGATGGAATAAAATTGATGCGAAAACAAATCAATCGTTATTATTAAAAAATAATAATCCTATGCGGTTAGAAGAAAATCGAATCAAAGTTTCATTATCTAAAATTGGTAAACCTCGTTATGATATGCGAGGAAGTAATAATATTATGCATTTAGAAAAAAATAAAGAAAAATTTAGAGGTAAAAATAATCCAAAGTATATTGGATTTATTGAAAATAAATTAACAAATATTAAGCATTATTCTAAAGATTCATTTATAAAAGAATTACAATCTTTAGATATTTGTAGCGAATATAGTATGTATTTTCTGAAGAAAATATATAATTATATATTAGGAAAAGAAATTTTCTTAAAAGATAGAGATAAAGCTATTGTTATAGATATTTCTAAACAATATCATTTTATTTCAAAATAAAAGTGCGTTAAGTTGTATTATATGTTGTTTAAATCAATTGTTTATAAAGGTGATATATGGATTTTAGTAAATTAAAAAAATCGTCAGGCTCAAACTTAGAAAAAATGGCCAAAGCCGTTGAACAAATGGCTGGTGGAAATACAAATAACGATACTGATCAACATTGGAAATGTGAATTAGATCGCGCGGGAAATGGTTATGCGGTTATTCGTTTTCTTCCGACATCCCCAAAAGATGCTGAATCTGATGGCCTTCCATGGATTAAATTCTATGATCATGGATTCCAAGGACCCGGTGGTTGGTATATCGAGAAATCTTTAACGTCAATCGGTCTTGACGATCCGTTAGGAAAATATAATAGCGAACTATGGGAAACAGGCGTAGAGGCTAACAAGGAGCAAGCACGTAAGCAAAAACGTCGATTGCATTATGTCTCTAACATTTATATCGTTAAAGATACAAAACATCCTGAACATGAAGGAAAAGTATTTAAATATACCTATGGTAAAAAGATTTTTGAGAAAGTTACTCAAGCCATGAACCCTCAGTTCGAAGATGATAAACCAATCGATCCATTTGATTTCTGGGCTGGTGCAAACTTTAAATTAAAAGTTCGTAAAGTTGATGGTTATCAAAACTACGATTTAGCTGAATTTGATAGCGCAGCTCCACTGTTTGATGACGATGATAAGTTAGAAACAATTTGGAAATCACAATATCCTTTACAAGAATTGTTAGAACCCAAAAACTTTAAATCATATGCAGATTTAGATACTCGTTTAAAAAGAGTATTGGGGCAAACTAATCAATCAAAATATAAAACTGCAGAAGATTTTACAGTGAAATCTCTTGATGAGGTCGAAGATGACGTATTTGTACAGAACGTAGTCGAAAAGAAAACTACTGCGTCGTTCGCTAAAGCAGTTGCTGATGAAGAAGATGATGATATGAGTTATTTTAGTAAATTAATCGGTGATGATGACTAAACAAAAAAGGGAGCTTCGGCTCCCTTTTTTTATGCCTCATGAGTATTTGTTCTCCACATATTACCTTCTTCCATCATTTTTATGGTTGGGTCGTCGTTTCTAACTTGAGGAACAGATTTCGCTGATCCGGGATTGTTTTGCGGCGAAGCTGCTTGTTGTTGAGGTGCTGCTTGTTGTTGCGGAGCAGCACTCGGGTTATTTTGTTTTGCGGAAGCATTACTATACTCTTGTGATCCTGCTATATTATTTCGTCTATTATTAAGTTCGCTCATTTGACCACCTAATTCAGTTGACCTAGCTAAATCTTTATCGTATTGTTCTTTACTAACATCAACAGTGCTTGCCATTTCTTCGCGTTCAGCATTTATTGCGTCTCTTTGGCTATCAATATCATCTACTTCTGATAACATTGCACTTTCTTCTTTTGAAAGCGGCGATGCAGTAGGTTTCGTATTTTCGGTTTTATTTGGAGAATTAGGTTTATGTTTTTCTATCCATTGTTTCTCTTCTTCTTTTTGAGCTTTATCTGCTTTTATGTCATCAGGAGTTGCAATAGTTTTTTCGGAAGTTTCTAAATCTGTTTTCCATGTTTCCTTTTCACCTCCGCCAAGGTCAACCTCGTGCAATAAATATTTTGGTGGATCAAGTTTTTCCGATTCGGGAATATCGCTGTATGAAGCAACAGTTTTGTCATTATTTCCTGGATTATATGATGCATTCATGAACCCTGTATCTTCATCTGGATTATATGATGCTTTAACAAAACCAGTATTATTTTTTTCTTTAGGAGTTAATGGCGACGCAGTTTTTATTTCATCAGATGGAGCATCTCCTATTTTTTGGCCATAAGTTGCATAATGACCAGCTAAAGCTTTTCCATATTTAGAACTAGTTGCATAACCAGAACTTCCCATTTCCGCAATTGCTTGTTCAGGCGTTTGCGATTTTAATGCTTTATCATATCTTTTACTTTTATTTTGCTCTAGAAAATCAAATCTATCTTTAACGGAATCTTCTTCAGTTTTATATCCTCTAAATCTAGATTTTTCTTTTGTATTTTTTCCACCTCTTTCTTCAGGAGACCATAATTCGCCAGTTGGATCTGCAGTTCCTTGACCTTTTCCGGAATATTTTATACCAAATAAATTATTTTTCGGAGCATGTTTTCCGCCTCCGGTTTCTTCAACGCTTTGCGCTGCTGCAAGGTGAGCTTGAGCTTCTGGATTTTCTAATCCTCTTTCTTTTGCTTCTTTTAATGCTAGATTATAAACTTTATCATAATGTTCTTGAAAATTTTTGTCTGGATGTTTTGACTTAGTTCCTTTAATCGGCTCAGCAGTTTTTTCTGACCCACTAGCTGCTCCAGAATAAGCTAAACCTGCAGCTGCAGCTCCACCCACAGCCACTCCTTTCAGAACTTTACCAACAGGAATTTTATTTAATATTTTACTCCATATTCCTGAATCTTTTTCTGTACTACCTTCTGTATGTAAATCTGCAGAATTGTCGCCCCCGCTACTACTAAATATTGGAGATGCAGAGCCACCACCTTCGTTTTGTCTTGCTTTTAAATTTGCAGACGATAAATCTGATGACGCATCTTGTTGAGATTGACTTCTACTGATAGTTGACACATCTTTGGAAATGTTTAATACAGTATCGTATGTTTTACATAATATACTATAGATACTATTTAACACATCAACCGCAGATTTACCTGACATATCACCGCCACCAAAATGACTTTCTCCAGTTGTTCCTGAATCTCCTCCAGAAGGCATTGAACTTAATGTAGATTCAGCTGAATTACCCGAAGACATTAATGTCCCCATACCTCCCATAACGCCTTTAAATGGAGAACTGTT